CGGCACACCCGCCACGGTCTTGCACGGCGGCACCTCCTGCAAAACCACCGACCCTGCCGCGACGCGCGAACAGTTTCCAACGCGAATATTGCCCAACACCTTGGCCCCGGCCCCTATCAGGACACCGTCGCCAATCTTGGGGTGACGGTCCTCTTCTTCCTTGCCGGTCCCGCCAAGTGTCACCGAGTGCAGCATCGACACGTTGTCGCCCACCGTTGCGGTTTCCCCAATCACGATGGAATGCGCATGGTCGATCATGATCCCCTTACCGATACGGGCTGCGGGGTGAACGTCGACGCCGAACACCTCGGACACGCGCATCTGGAAAAACCGCGCCATGTCTCGTCTGTCCTGCCGCCAAAGCCAATTGGCCACACGATATGCTTGTATGGCCTGGAAGCCTTTGAAGAACAACAAAGGCTGGATGAACCGGTCGCAGGCCGGGTCGCGATCGTTCACCGCCACGATATCAGCGCGGGCGGCGATCGAGATATCACCATCATCCGCATAGGCCGCATCGCAAATCTCGCGCAACAGCATTTCGGGCATCTCGCCCGATCCCAGCTTGAGCGAAATGCGATACGCCAAGGCCGATTCAAACGAAGAATGGTGCAAAATCGACGAATGAACGACCCCGCCCAACAACGGTTCATGCTCAATCGCCTCTTCAGCCTCGGCACGGATACGGGCCCATACCGGGTCCAACTCGGCCAATTTCCTGCGCGTTTCAACCATTTGCATGCTCCTGTGCTTGTGGTTGAGTATATCAGATAGGCGCATTTCGCAAAACGCAAAGCTGTGATCAAGAGGATCAAGGAATTGAATGCAGATCAGGAGAAATATTTTCGAACACTGATTACCGAGCGTTTGGCGGCACTCGATGCCGAAGATACCCTTGGCGAAGCGGGGCAAGCCACCGTCGAACTGGATCAGCAAGCCGTCGGACGGCTCAGCCGTCAGGACGCGCTGCAAAACCAAGCCATGGCCAAGGCCACCCATGCCCGCAGACAGCTGGAAAGACAAAAGCTCAAAGCCGCCCTCGCCCGGATGGACGAGGGCGAGTTCGGCTATTGCGAAGACTGCGGAGAAGAGATCGCAGCGGGCCGGTTGGAGCTTGACCCCGGTGTGACCCGCTGCGTCGTCTGCGCCAATGGCTAGGTCTCAAGCGCGATGCGCGCCCATGGCCCCGGCCCATATAGGGCCGAAAGTTGCGCAACATGCACCTCGTAGGGTCCTGTCAAACCATCGGCAGACTGTGCGGACCCTTCGTATATCCATTCAGGTACACTGACGACGTTCTCGCGCAAAACTTGGGTGCCTTGCATGACGCGTACGACATAAATCTCGCTTTCTTCGCCCAAAGGCACCTCTGGTGTATCCCAACGGTCCCCGCCAATGCGCGTTCGGCGTATCCAACTGAGGTGTTGATCCTGCCCGGCCTCACCGCTGGCCCGCAAATGCACTGGCCGCAGAGGCCGCAATCCCAAGCCATCAAAGGCAATCTGCGCATGGCTATAGGCCGGGTCATCCACAGGTCGCTGCGCCGGACCGATGCGATAGTGCCGCGACAGGCGCCGCTTTGCCTCGGGCATGTCAATCTGCCGAGGGCTGCCATCTAGCCGCACCACGATAGACCCGACGGGCCAGATATGCCCCGGCTCTACCTCGGTGCCCAACTGCCCGCGCAAGCGATGCGACAGCACTAAGTCTCAGGTGCGACCAGTTCGGCATCGCGAAACTGGAAAAGTTCCCACCCGCCGGGCGTGCCGTCCCCAATCGCACACAGGTTCCCACCGTTCAGCATCCCCTCAAGGCTGATACTTTCCAATTGTCCATAGCGCATCTTTACGAAAAGACCCGCCCCATGGTCATAGCGCCCCATCGGTGCCCAGCTTAACGGCGTTTCCGTCACCCCCACCGGCGTACGCGCCGCCAAAATTCGATTCAGCCGGTAATTGGCATCTTCGTCCGAAGCATAAAGCGCCGCCGATCCGGGCCAGGGATCCGCCATGACGGCAATATGCGGCGCATGCGGCACCTCTTCGCCAGTCATCAAGGGCAGATCAAGGAACAAAGGCGTCACAGGCACTGGCGCCACAAAGGTCCGCACCGCCCCGGCCTCCTCCTCAACCTCGATAGGGTCATAGCACTCGGGTTCAATCCGCACCGCTTCGGCCTTCTGGGCGCTTCCCATCTGCTCCACCCGGTCAATGCGATACAGGCCACGCCCACCCTCTTCAGGCACCGCGATCACATCCCCGGCCCCGGCTTCCAATTGCGACGGCGGCAAAACCAGTCGCAGGCTATCACTTGCCACCCGCGCCTCCGCCAACCACCGGGCAACGGTCTGCCGCCCCTCGGCCCGCGTCAGGGCCAAGGGCATCTCCGAGGTGGAGACCGCATGCGTCGCCTCATCCGGCAGCACACTTTCCTCGGCGATCACCTCATAATCCGCATCCGCCTCGACAAAACGCAGCCGGACCCGCCCCGCCAGTTCGGCCGCATTGCCGCGGGTTTCCTCCATGATCCCGTCCACCTCGGGATCGCGCACCAGATGATCAGGCTCGATCACATGATCCACCCGACCATCCCGCAACTCGTACCGAAGCGCACCGTCCCGCTCGACCGCATCCACCCCATGCCGCAGCATCAAGGGCTGCATCGCGCCACGCGCCTCGCCGATCTGGTCCACCAGATAGCCACGCACAAGCCCATGCACCGCGCCACTATCACCATGGCGCAACCCGGCCCGCTCACCGATTTCATCCAGAACCGACGGCAAGGTTCGCGCCGACATTCGCCCATTCAACCAATGCCCCCGCGCATAGTTGGCTCCATCCGACCAAAGCCCACGATTGTTTGGAAAAAACGGAAAAGGCCGCGCATCCCACGCCCAGGCACAGCTATGCGCCCAATCGACCATAGGCGCACCATATTCCTCAGAAACTGGGTTCCGCGCAGGGTCAGTCCAGTACCCTGCCATGGCGCGCAGATACTGGAACTGCATCAACTCATCGCGCCGCCCGTTGGAATGACGCGGCAGGCTGGATTCCGAGGATTTGGGATCAAGGAATTTATTGGGCTGATTGCTCCCCTTGTCGATCGCCGCACAACCGTACTCGGCGAAGCGGATGGGCTTGGACATCGGCACCCAATCGGTGGGCATCTCCGCTCGAACACCGCCTACTCGCTCATGATGCACATTGGCCCACCAATTGCGAATATCCTTGAACCGCCAAATCCACGGCTCACCATGGTCCTCGTCGGTGATCGGTGTGCGGATCTGCGCCGCGCGGGCTTCGGGCGAATGGTAATACCAATCATAGCCCTCGCCGCCCTCGATATTGCCCTGCAAATACTCCAGATCATAGATCGACCCAGCCGCGGCATCGGCATGATCATCGCCATCCCGCCAATCGCTCAGCGGCATGTAATTGTCGATCCCGATGAAGTCGATGTTGTCATCTGCCCAAAGCGGATCAAGATGGAAAAACCGGTCGCCATTGCCCGGTTGATAGCCGAAATATTCCGTCCAATCAGCGGCATAGCCAATCTTTACCTCCGGCCCTAAGAGCTCGCGCACCTCAGCGGCCAAAGCAATCAACTGCTGCACGGCGGGAAAGGAATTGCCCGCGCCGCGCAACTGCGTCAGCCCACGCATTTCCGACCCGATACAAAAACTCTCAACACCGCCCGCTGCCTTGCAAAGCGCCGCCTGATGCAAGATGAACCGGCGATACCCCCACTCCTCCGGGCCGCTATAGACCACCGGGCTTTGGCTCACCGGGCCGTCGTAGATGATGAAATCGAAGGCTCCATTACCCCCCGTACCACCGCTCTCGGAATGTCCCCCAACCGCGAAATCCGACGCCTGCGCCGTGCCGAAAAACGCCGCCACCTGCGCCTCGGCCTCCGCCGTGCCGTCGGGGCTGCCGTCCTGCCCCGGCGCAAGCGCCCCGGTGATCCGCCCACGCCACGGCAAGGCGGGCTGTTCATCAGCACCATATGGATCCGGCAGACCATTCCCCGCCATCTGCTGCATCAGGATGAAGGGATAGTACATCACATCCTGCCCGGCTTCTTTCAGCGCCACAATCGCCTCAACCACCGAAGCGTCAGCAGGCGTGCCACCATAAACCGGGCGATCCTCGGCATCGCGCGCCACCACCGGCGCAGCTTGCCGGTTCAACCCAGACACCTGCCACGGCATATTGGCAGCATCAAACTCCTGCTGCTCCACCATGGGCCGGATCAAGCATTCCCCACAGCGTAGGTCATCGCCAATCCAACTCACAATCAATGACGTGGTCCCACAGGCTGGCAATTCCCCCTCTAGGCTGTCCAGCGACGTCAAAAAATCCGCCTTGCCCGAGGGCGTGTTCACATTGGCCAACCCCGTGGAGCCAAAGCCGAAGTCCATCCGCACCGGCGTTGTGGCAAGCGCATATTCACCACTGCCCGGCAACATCGCCACGCCACGCATCCCCTGCACAGGGTCCAGATCGGCGCCCTCGGCGCCTTGCTGCGCCGGGCGACACACCTCGAAACTGAACTGCGGCACCCGGTTGCCATAGGCCCCAAGCTCCAGATCCTCGATCACCACATAGGCTGTACCGCGATAGGCAGGCACCGTGCCCGCCCCCTCAACCGCCTCCATGCGCGGATCGGGCATCTGATCCCGCGTCCCGCGATAGACCCGCATGTTCAGATCATCGCGCGCAATCTCCGTGCCATCGGCCCAAACGCGCCCCACATGCGAAATCTCCCCCTCACAAAGGGCAATCGCCAGACTCACCGAATAGCTGTAGTCGGCCTGCGTGGGTGTGCGAGGTGCGCTCCCCTTGCCACCGCCGCCCCCTGTTATGGTCACCGTTTCCAGAAACTCCGTGGCCCAGATTACCTGACCTGATACCCGCATCCGGCCAAAGACCTGCGCCACCGCGTCGCCCTCGCCCGCACCCGTAAGGCGCAGGCGGTTGACACGGCCCGTTTCTACCACCTCGGATCCCTGCCCCATCAACCGCTGGTCGATGGATCGCCCGATAACCGCACCCGCAAACCGGCCCACAGCGGCCATCGACAGACCCAAAACCGAGCCCCCGACCGAGCCGCCAATCGCCGCCCCCGCCGCCGAAAGAATGATCGTCGCCATGCCTGCTACCCCTTCCTATGGAAATTCAAATCGCGCCACGATGCGACGCCGCCATGGCGGCGTCAGCGGGCTTTCAACCACCGCTTGCCCCGAATAAGCATGAATGAACGTGGCCTGCGCGCCGATGCGGCCCGCCACCCCCAGATGCTTGGCCACCCCCTGCGCCCGCATCCGGAACAAAAGCACATCACCCGGCGCCTCCTCACCCAAGGGCTTGGCCCGCAAATGCCGCGCCGCCGCGCGCCACAATTGCTCATCCCCGGCAGGCTCCGACCAATCCATCGTATAGGCCGGCACCGCCTCGGGTTCCGCGCCCAACACCTCGCGCCAAAGCCCCCGCAACAGCCCAAGGCAATCGCACCCCGCCCCCTTGCACGAAGCCTGATGCCGGTAAGGCGTNCCCAGCCATNCCCGCGCGGCCTGCACGATCTTATCCCCCCGGCTCATCCCCTGCGGCTCCCGCCATCCAAACGGCCTGCCCGCGCCGGGTCAGTGATTGTCCAATCATCACCGGGAATGTCAGGAAACCCTTGAAAGTTCAGATAGTTGTTGAACTTCAAGCGGCAGGTCTCGCCGCNCTTGTCACAGCCCGCNATCAGGCGCAGGGCATCGCCCGCCTCAATCGGCGCACGCAACGGCTCCCACAGTTCAATCACCCGCGCATTCGCCTCCTGCACATCACTCTTGATCGGCCCAGACAACCCTTCGGCCCCGCCACTCTCCATACGCAAAAGCCCATGCCGGAACCAAGCAGGCGCGAAGCCCGCCAACTCGGCAAAGCGGAACACCCGCCGATCCTCGACCTCTTCAACCACGGTTTCGGCAAAATACCCCGGAGTCGTCACATCGAACCCACAGGCCGCATCGCCCAAGACCGCGTGCACGGCTTCTGGTACACCCGTCCAACGGGCCGGTTCAAAACATCCGTCAACCCCCGCAACTCGGCCTCAAAGGCCCCACCGGCACGGCGCAACTCGCCAATGCTGCCGCGAAATTGCAACTGTCGTTGGTCAACATCGGCCCAATTGACCAGCCACGCGCGCACCTCGGCCCCGTCATACCGCCCCGCCTCGATATCCGCCTCGCGGATCGCAGCATCGCTCAGCGCGCCCAAGGCCTCGGTATTGTCCACCGACAACCCAGTGCTTTGCTGCAAAGCCAAGGCGCTTAACCCTGTGTCAGCCTTGAAGGCGATCCCCTCAAACGCCAGCCCGCAATCATGATCGGTAAAGCCCAGCGTCACGCCATCCGACCGCGTCACCGCCCAACACCGGCAAGTCGTCGTCACACCAGTTTCCAAATGCGCCTTCAACCCCTCGTGCAGCCCACTCATACCCGGACCTCCACGATCGGCACATTCGGTGCATCGCCTGCCTGAAAACTGGCAAGCGAAGTCTGGATGCGATCAATGTCAAACCGCACCGGCACGTCAAACTCGAACCCGGCGGTGATCTCGACACCCGCATTCGGCGGATGGGCAAACCGGATCACCCCGGTCTCAGTATCCACCTCGTAATGCACGCCCTCCTGCTGCTCATCGCCGCCAAGGCCCACGCGCACCGTCCCTGCCACCGGCTTGGTGATGGGCCGCTCATAAACCTGCCCGCCGGATCGGTACTGCTTGACCAGTTGAAAATCGCTGGTCACATCATCGCCCACGGCAATCACCTGATCGTCATACCCCACCTCGGCCCGCGCCCCGCAGGATTTGTAATCGGTCCAATCCTTCCAGCGGAACCCATAGATCTGCCCCTGCCGCGCCTCGAAAAAGGCAATCAGCGTTTCAATATCGTCCAAGCTGCGCATCGCCACGCCCGCGTCATAGCGGCGACGCGAATGCCGCCACGGCGTGTTGCGCTCCTCGAACCCATTGGCCAGCGTCACAACATCCGTGTGCCGCTCCGGCCCCCCGATTGAGCCAAAGCTCAGGCTTGCGGGGAAACGTACCTCGTGAAAATTCATCGCTCACCCTCCTTAGCGGTTGCGCGCGCCGCGCCCGATGGCCCGGCCCAATTCGGCAGCGATCTGTCCTTTCGAGCGGCGGAAGCCCTCGGCATCCGGGCTTGAGATGTTCATCACCACATTGACCGGAGCACCACCGCCGCGCGCCTGCACGCCCAGCTTGCCATCAGGCCCGCGCGACAGCGGCATGATCGCCTCCGGCCCCGCTTCGCCCATCAAGCCGGTGCCGTTGCGCATCGGAAAGGTCACAGGCCCGCTGACAATCCCGCCACTGGCAAAGGGCTGCACCCGGCCTTGAGAAAAGGCGCCCCCCTTCTCAAACGGAAACAGCCCCGACATCAGGCCGCCCACCCCTTGGGCCAGCAACCCGCCGACATGCTCTGTCACCGGCTCCACGGCCGAATTGAAGGCCGCGTTGATCATTGAATTGGCCATATTCTCAAGCGCTTGGGACAGGCTGTCCCCATGCACCACAGCGCCGCGAATGGCGCGGGTCAGGCCCCGGCTCATCCCCCGTTCCAGCGTCGCCACATCTTGCCCCGTTTCGGCGAAACTCTCGCGCACCCGGGCAAGTTCGGCGTTGAACGCCGCAGCCATCCCGGCGGTCTGCCCAAGGGTTTCGTCCAGCGCCTCAACCTGCGCGTCCAGATCATCCAATCGTTCCACGTCATCCATCCTTTTTTGTCTTCGGCACATCGGGGAAATCCGCCATCAAGGCCTCAAGCCCCCCACGCCGCAAGGGCGCAATCCCGGCCTGCGTGCCCAGCATCACCTCCAACTCCGCCGGCGTCAGCGCCCAGAACTCATGCGGCCGCAAGCCCAGCCCGCGCATCCCCGCCTGCATCAAGGCGGGCCAATCAAACCGCGCCGCTTTCATGCCCCCTCCGGTGCCATGAAGGCCCGCGCCAGCAATTCCGCGGCGGCCCGGGCGGCGCCCATGGCCCCGCCCTCGATCTCGGCGCTCAGCAGGTCCGCAGCCTGCCCCCGCCAACCGCCCCCGCGCAGCCCCGCCACGATCAGGCGCAGCACATCGCGGCTGGAAAACGCGCCGCTTTCAAAGCGCTCCACCATGCCCAGCAGACTGTCGCCCTCAAGGCCCGCTTCCAGCTCCGCCAAGGCCCCGAGGGTCAGCTTCATCACATGCCGCTGCCCGTCGATCACCAAGGCCACCTCACCTGCATAGGGGTTCGCCATCGGATCAGGCCGCCGTGAAGGTCAACTGCCCAGCCGAGGCAAGCGACAACTCATACGTCGCCTCGCCATCATGGGTGCCCGCATATTCAATGGCGCTCACCTGAAACGGCCCCTCGACCACCCCGAAATCCGGGATCACCACCTGGAAATCCGGGGTCTCGCCGTCAAAGAAAATCTGCCGCGCGCGTTCGTCGCTCGCCTCGTCGCGGAAAATCCCCGATCCGCTGATCGAGGCCGATTTGACGCCCGCGCCCGACAGCAACTCGCGCCAGCCGCCCGCGCTTTCAAGGCTGGTGACATCCACGCTTTCCGCGTTGAAACTGATGCGCGTCGCCCGAAGGCCCGCCACCGTCTGAAAATTGCCGTCGCTGGTCAGGTCGATCTTGACCAACAGGTCCTTACCGTTTTGAACTGCCATGGTTCATCTCCCGTGAAATCAATGGGTTAAAGGGTGTCGTCCACACGCGCGCGAAAGGTCAGGTCGATCCGGCGAACATCCCCGGCCCCCTCCCGCCGCGCCCGCGCACGATAGAAATGCAAGGCCGCCAAGCGCCCCCGCGAAAGGCTCAATTGCGCGTCTGTCAGGGCATCGCTCACCGCCGCCGCCACCTCCTTCGCGCCGTGAAACCCGGCCTCCGAGGTGACCACCGACAGCGTCACCCGATGCCACGCGCCACCGCCCGTGCCATCGCCACGCTCGCGCACATCTTCGGGGCCAAGCGTGACATAGGTTTCCGGCAATGGCCCCGAGGGCAGCGCGTCGAAAATCGCATCGCCCACCAGCGCGCCAAGGCCCGCATCCGCCGCCAAATGCTGATAAATCGCCGCTTGTAGGGCCGCCGCCGCACCATAGCTCATAGGCCCACCTCCTCTTCGCAAAAGCAGGTCAGGAACCGCGCCGCCGCGTCCCGCTCGGCCACCGCCTCAATCCGCAAAATCCGCGTGCCATCGCGAAACCGCTGGCCCGCTTGCGGTCGCGATGGCGCGCCCAAGGGTGCCGCCCGCACCGTCACCCGAAACCCCGTGGCCGACACGGCCCCGCCTTCCCCGGCCCGGTCGCGCCCCGTGCGCGCCCGCACCTCGGCCCAAAGCGTGCCCCGCGCGGTCCATGTCTCCTCATGGCCACCCGCGCCATCGCTGACGCGCTCAGCACTTTCCAAAACCAGCGGTCGGTTCAAATGCACCCGGCCCATCACGCACCGCCCCCGGCCATCAGCCGCACGGTGCGATAGCGCTCGATCAGGCTTGTCACCCCAAAGGGCATGCAGCCATCACCAAGCGCGGTTTCATGCCGGTACTCATAGTAATGCGCCGCCAGCAAAAGCACCGCCTGCGCCAAATCAGCGGGCAAGCTCGCCCAATCCGGCGCATACCCGGCGCTCAACTGCACCTCCGCCACGCCCCCCTCGGGGATCGCGGGCAGCACCGTGCCACTCGGGCGCAACACAGGCCGATGCGCATCCGGTTCAAGCCGGTACATTGCAGGCGCAATCACCTCTTCCTCTTCATCCCGGTTGCGCAACAAAAGCTGCGTCACCGCCGTGACCGGCGCCACCGGAAGGGGTTGCCCCCCCGCCGCGCGCCACCGCGTCACGGTCCAGGAAAACCCCCGCTCGATCAAAACCTTGCCGGTGCGCGCCTCGATCGCCGCCATGGCCGCCCGCAGAAACCCCATCAAAACAGGCTCCTGCACATCGCCATCGGCAAACCCGGTGCCCAGCCGCAGATGCGCCTTGAACTCTTCCACCGGAAGCGCCGCATCGGGCAAGGTGGTCTCTTCGATCAACATCATGGACTCTCTCCACACATCCCAATCCCCTCCGGTGGTTCAGGCGCGCGCAGCCTCACGTTGCTCGTCCGAAGGGGAGCAGCTGGACAACGCAAATCGCGGCAAAACGCGCGCCACGGACGGGGGCAGCCCGGCCCCCGCCCCATCGCTCACCCCTTACGAGATGGCGAATTTCAACAGCTTGATCGCCGCGAAATCGCTCACGTCGCCGCCGACGCGCTTGGTGGCATAGAACAGGACATGCGGCGTGGCGCTGAAGGGATCGCGCAGCACGCGCAGGTCCGGGCGCTCGGCCACGGTGTAGCCCGCGTTGAAATCGCCAAAGGCAATGGCATCCGCACCGGTCGCAATATCGGGCATGTCCTCGGCAATCAGCACCGGATACCCCATCAGGCGCGCAGGCTCCCCGGCGGCCAGACCATCGGACCACAGGAAACGCCCGTCGTTATCCTTCAGCTTGCGCACAGCACCCGCAGTCTTGGAGTTCATCACGAAAGCCGCATTGGCGCGGTATTGCGCCCCCAAAGCATAAACCAGGTCGATGATCGCCTCGGCCCCGCCGAAATCGCCCTCCACGCCGGTCGGCACATAGCCAAGGTTGCCCCATGTCCAAACGTCATTGTCGACACTGGGATGGGTCATAAAGCCGGTGGGCTTGTCCACCCCATCGCCATTGATGAAAGCATCCGCCTCGGCACGGGCAAACTTGTCGGCAATCCGCCCCGCAAGCCAGCCTTCGATATCAAAGGCACTGTCATCCAACAGGCGTTGGCTGGCCTTGGGCAGCGCCGAAAGCTCGTGCAGCGGGATGGTGATCCGGTCAATCGTGGGCGTGCCGGTCTCGGCGGTGGGGTCACTCTCGGTCGCCCAACCATGGCCCACATCCGTGTGGTCAATCAACACGTCAAAGCTGGTGGCCTCCACCTGCACCACATTGGCAATCGCCCGGATCGACGCGGTCGAGGCCAGAACGCTTTTCACGCTCTCGGCGGTCTGCGGATCCACCAGATAGCCACCGTCGCCCGCAACGGCGGTGCTCATCGCCTTGCCTTCCAGCTCCAGACCGCGCAGGCCATCATCGTCGCCACTGCGCAGATAGGCATCAAAGGCCTTCTGATGCGGGGCCTCCCCGGCATCCGCCGCCGCCAGAACCGGGCGCGCCGCAGCCGCCCCCATGGATTTACGCTCAAACTTGGTCATTTTGTCATCCTGCTGTTGAAGTCGGTTTTCGATCTCGGCCCGAAAGCCTTTGAACTCGCTCATGAACCCCGCCACGGCGGACTTCACCTCATGGACCGGAGACACATCTCCCCCGGTCCGAGACTGTGCCTCGGTCTTGCTCATCGCTTGATCCCACTGTCGTTTCGGTCGTGTTGCGGCGCTCTAGCTTTGCGCCATCTCCCGGCGCGCGCCCTCAAAGGCCGCCGCCAACTCGCGCAAGGTCTGGTCCGTCTCCGGGGTCTCCCCCTTGGCCCCCACCCGCGCACTGGGCAGCATCGGGAAGGTCACCAAAGACACCTCCCAAAGCTCCAGTTCCGTCAAGAGCCGCTGGCCCTTGTCATTCTTCGTGGCCTTTACCGTCCGGTAGCCGATCGACAATCCGTCAATCGCCCCTGCGGCAATCAGCGCGGCCGCCTCGCGGGCACGCTCCACGCCCTCCAGCAACCGCCCCTTCACATAAAGGCCGCGGCCGTCCTCGCGCACCTCGTCCCAGACGCCAATCGGCTGCGCCGGATCATGCTGCCACAGCATCTTCACCGCGCGCCCCTCTTGGCCCAGCTTGGTCAGCGACGCGCCATAGGCCCCCTTGGCCACCACGTCACCGCCCCGATCACGGCTACCGAACAGGCTGGCATAGCCTTCGATCACG